GTTTCCCAGTCACGATCAAAGGGGGTTTCAAAGGGAATGGTGTCGATGCTGACATAGATTACGGCATTGCTGGTAGTGATGATCTAACGCCAACAGATTGTTCACTCGCTTGTTTCATCCGTCAAAGAGACACAGTGGGACGAACGGCTGTTATAGGAAATGTCAGGGCAAGAATTGAGCATGGTTTGACTTCGAGTGTGGGCTTATTGTTTACAAGTGGAAGCAGTTCAACAGTCGGCATAGCTGACAACCAATTTATGGCCATTACGCGAACAGGGACAACACAAAGTCTTTATAAGGATGGTGCTCACCAAACAACTAGAACAGTCGCAAATATCAATAGCAATGCAAGCATACATGGTTTGTCGCGTGGCGCCACTTTTTCGCGAGCCCAAATCTCATTTTCATGGATGGGGCAGCATTTGGATGCTACAGACAACACAAATCTTAACACTCGTGTAAACACACTTATCACAGATATTGGAGCAATTTAATGCATCATCCTTACATTGACATTCGTGATTTTGGGGCTGTTCCTTCGACACGTGCCAATCCTATCTGTGTAGCTCAGGCTATTGAAGATGCGATTGAAAGTGTTACCGTCAACCAGATTAGAACAGATTTTGCAGCATCTGGGACAATCTTTGCTCCACCGTGCATCATAGAAAATCATGATGGTTTAGCTCACTACTATTTGAGTAGACCTGTAGAAGTGAGACGCATCTGTCACATTCTTGGTGCAGGTAATGGCGGTCGTTACGGAGCTACACGTTTTGAAGTAGAAGCGGGACAGTCAGGGTTCATTTTCCACGATGATGATCAACAATTTGGGGCTTATGGCTCTATCTTAGAGAAAGTCTCTATAGAAACACGCAATTCTGTCCGTGATGAAGGGTTTGGTATATTCTCAAATACCAAACTGAAATTGGTTGATGTTGGAGTATATGGTTTTGGAAATGATAACATTCGGATTGACGCTACAGGACGAGCAACCACTAGCGAAGAATTTCCGCCTACATCTCATTACTCCGAAACAGGTACACATCCGGGCAATGCAAACCTTTGTTATCTTGAGCGGGTAACAGCAAGAGACAGTAAACGCAATGGCATCCGTCTTGTTGGTAATAACGTCAATACTGGCTTGATCCTAATGCCTAATCTTGTCGGCAATCGTGGCTACGGCATTCTCGATCAATCGCAACACGGCAACACTGTTATAACTCCACATTTCCAAGGCAACGGAACTGTTGTTGCTCACGGCACTCACACAGTAAAAGTCATGCAGGATGGAGAGCTAGTTGAAGTTGAACAAGCACGTATGTACCAATGTTACCGCACTCATGAAGCATTTCATAAGTACGAGCCGGGTGTTGGTTCTGAATGGGAAAAGGTCTGGTATCAGTATAATGTCAAACCTCGTAAAGATGGTTCAACCGTTTTCGAAGTTCAAGACCCTGCAAGTATTGATGAGTATTGGGAAGCAGGTATTGAATATGCTCCGGGTGGAAGTTATCAATCCTATCACGCTTTGCAAGGTTCAGCGGTTTTTGCTCCATATGTAGAAGCCACTCAACAAGCTCCGGCTCGCATTGGACACAACTCTGCATGGGTATTTGGGTCATGGCTTGGTGGTCGATTTAGACCAATCGGTACTGATACCAGCATAATTGCTGGGCAAGGTAATTTTACTAACCTTCGTATTCACGATTACGATTATCTTGGTCGCGAAGTTGGTATTGACTTCATGCCGGGAAGAAACTCATTTATGCAATTCGGCAATTCAGATGATGGTAAGAACGGGACTACTAACACGTTTTCGCTAGTAAACCGCACAAATAGTTATGATGGTTACGCTTTCATTCATCACGCAGATTTACAAAAGCCATTGCTTGAGTTTGAACGTGATGGGTCCAAGGCTACCATAAAACAGCTTGAAGAACGTATAGCGGCGCTTGAGGTTCAAGCAGGCTGAACCGAATGACACTCGGCCAAAAAATAATCAAGTTCATTGAGTCCTACTGCAGGGTTCCGGAAGGGAAGCTTGTAGGGAAAAAGATGAAGCTTCTGAAGTTTCAGAAGCGATGGATACTTGATACGTATGACAATCCGGCCGGGACACTCAGGTCTTATTTGTCAATCGCAAGGAAGAATGGCAAGTCCGCTTTGATCGCGGCAGTGGCTTTGGCCCATTTGGTTGGCCCTGCAGCAGTTCAGAATAGCCAGATAATAACTGGTGCGAGGTCTAGGGATCAGGCTGCGATTATATTCAAGCTTTCGGAGAAGATGGTCAACCTTAATCCTGAACTTCAAAAGATAATCAGGGTTACGACTTCCACGAAGACCATGTTTGGCCTTCCAATGAATGTTGAGTTCAGGGCCATATCCGCTGAAGCCGGCACCGCACACGGTTTGTCTCCGGTCGTGGCTATTTTGGACGAAGTTGGTCAGGTGAAAGGACCATATGACGCTTTTGTTGAGGCAATTGAGACGTCACAAGGTGCTCATGACAGTCCGTTGTTGATAGCGATCTCGACTCAAGCAGCAACGGATGCTGATCTGTTTTCAGTTTGGATCGATGACGCTGAAAGCTCTGAAGATGATACCATCGTTTGTCATCTTTATACAGCACCGGAAGATTGTGATTTAGAAGACCCTGAGGCATGGAAGGCAGCAAATCCTGCTCTTGGCGTATTCAGGAATGAAAGAGACGTCGAGAAATTTGCTAAAAGGGCTGTTCGGGTGCCAACTTCTTCGAACACTTTCCGGTGGCTTTTCTTGAATCAAAGAGTTGACATCAATGCACCATTTGTTTCGAAAGAGGTTTGGAAGTCTTGTGGCAAAACACCGGTTGAAAATTTCGGAGACCACGAAGTTTATGCTGGTTTGGATTTGTCGTCTGTCAATGACCTGACTGCTTTTGTGCCGATGGCGAAGATTGATGGGCTTTGGAACACTAAGCCATTTTTCTGGATACCGAAAGACAATTTAAGGGACAAATCCAAGGCAGACAGAGTTCCATATGACATTTGGGCAGACGAAGGAAAGATGATAGCAGTTCCTGGCAAAACCATAGGCTATCAATATGTCGCTAAGTTCTTGTTTGACTATTGTCAATCGAACAATGTCAAGAAAATAGGATTTGATAGGTGGGGTTGGAAGCACCTTAAGCCTTGGCTCTTGAAAGAGGGGTTCTCGGAAGAGCAACTTGAAGGCGATGAAGCGATATTTGTGCCTATTGGGCAAGGCTTTCAGTCAATGACACCTGCTCTTAGGGACTTTGAAGTTGCCATTTTGAATGGTGAAATAGCACACGGAGATCATCCGGTTTTGGCTATGTGTGCTGCGAATTCAGTTGTTCAGACCGATCCGGCCGGTAATCGGAAGCTGAATAAAGAGAAATCAAGAGGCAGGATAGACGGTATGGTAGCCAAAGCTATGGCATTCTCTGTCGCTGGAACAAAAACAGAAGATTCAGAACGCTCGTTCTGGGAAAAAGCAGCATAGGCACACTCGATGGGAATTTTTTCTAAATTTCGTGAATCTGTCCTTGGAACGAAATCAAGTGACAATGTGACTTCTTCCCTTGATCTGTTTAAGATGATATATGGGACAAGAGAGAGCTCTTCTGGCACATCAATCACCCCTGAAACAGCTTTAGAGGTCTCTACTTACCTCGCTTGTGTTAGAGTCCTGTCAAATGGGGTCTGTCAAGTTCCTTCTCGTCTTATGATAGATGAGAATGACAGTCCAGTTCAAGTCAAAGATCACCCTCTTTCTGTGCTTTTCAGGAGGAAACCTAACAAATTCATGACGACTTTCGAATTTTGGGAAGTCATTATGTTTCATCTCGCTGTTGCGTGGAATGCTTACATTTTCATAAACAGGGTCGGGAGTGAGCGAAAGATTGTTGAATTGTTGCCAATCCCTGTCGGAAATGTCATCAAAGAAGTGGACAAAGACAATGTCGTGACTTACAAAGTCAGGTCTCCACGTGGCAATGGCGAGAAAATTTATCCGGAAGAGGCTATTTGGCACATAAAAGGTCCAAGTTGGGATGGCATCGTCGGCATGGATGCTC